CTGGACCTGATGTTGAAACGAACGAGCATCTTACCCAAAAGGGGTATCATGCAAGGTTTATCCACGTTCCGGAATATTCTGCGACTAAGGAATGTCGCGCCGCCATCGGCTTGCGGTGCCTTGGCTTTCAAAACCATCTTGAAGCTGGCCACGTCCTTCACCCACTCATCCAAATCAAACCGAGAACTCACTTGTGCCAACAAATCGTCGCCAAGTATGACAGCGCGCGCACGTTTACCTTGTCGACTAAGAGCGACGGCAAACATGGTTGCGTTGTAAGTAGAGTTCCTCGGTGTGGTTGAGGTGGTGCCGGTCGCGAGCTGGAATGCCAGCTTGGCTTTGAATCCGAATCGGCGATTGTACACTGAATAATGCTCGAGATCGAGCAAAAGAGTGCGGAACCATTTGGGCATGGCAAGTTTGGCTAGCCAGGCGTCGTAAATCAGTGCAACACGACTACGCTGTTCGCGGTCGTTACGGGAGAAGTCTCCTTCAATGGTCTCTTTAAGGGAGTCATCGTCAAACAAGAAATCGCACAGACTGACATCTGTGGTCTTGTAAGCAAACTCTACCTTAGCTGGACCAATGGGGACATGATGGAAACGTGTCATTTCCACCAATCTCTCCATAACAACACATGAAGCAGGACCGGTCACGGCGTTGAAAACATCTGTTCCCGCGTAGATCACGCGGGGCGCCCAGTCGGGGTCATCTCTCTTGATGAGGACCTCGACCTTAACGCTAAGATCTTTTCTGCCGATTTCGGAAGAGGTGGCAAAAGGGGCTAACTCGTAAGCTGCCGCCATCCTCTTTACCTTACCAGCATCAAACTTGGCTAACCATTTTTCGCGGTCAGCGTCGTTCTCATCCCACTCGGTGAAGAGGTCGGGAAGAGCATTGATGATGGCAAGGGCCTCATTGAACGAGTCGTCGTCTATGTCGTCGTCTTCGCCCTGCATGAAATTGGACCGCTTGTTGAAGGCGGCCATGAAAGAAGAATAATCATTGCTCGTTACGAGCGGAACACAAGAAGCGTGCACAGGTCCCAGTTGGTTAACCGGGTTGGGCGCGTCCTCGTATGAAAATTTTCCTTCACCAAAGTCATGGGGAACAACGATCTTGAAAGTACGATCGGCTACTACCTTCAATCTGCCAGCCAAATCATCCGCAATGTACTCTTGTCCAGAGTAATCGCTGATAACAGGCATGCCGATGAGGCGTTCGCGCTCCCTCTCCACCCGCGTTTGGTGATTGCGGTTAACAACAGCGTGGTGCTGATGTGGAGAGGGGCGGGTCATGTGTTTAGTTGCTTGATTGGTTGGTTGGTTGTTTGATTGGGGCCGGGAAGTTAGAGCGTGCCTAAAAG